GATGAATTCATCTTCTATGATCCCACAGAGAAATTTAGACTGATATTGGCACTTTATTCTATAACCTATTACCAAGGATAATAAATAATACTATGCCCAAACTAGGACCAAGACCCCATATGTGGCTAGCAGGTGAAGACCCCATAGACCACAGACTGTATAATGACTGCCAAAGAGCCAGAGCACAGGCATGGTATCGTGGAGAGGAATGGCTGATCACTGAACAGGAATACATCAAACTGTGGCGTGAAGATGATCGCTATCTCAAGAAAGGTCGCACTAGGGAATCTGTCTGTTTGGTAAAGATTGACAAGGATCTTGACTGGACCTTGGACAATGTGCATTTTATCACTAGATTAGAACATTTTAGAACCTGTAGCCTAAACAAAGGTCGCGGCAAACCACAGAGAAAACAAAAACATGATAGATCCAAACTTTGACCCATTACAGGCATTAACCAATCTAGATCAAAATGTCAGAGCATTGATCAAAGCCCATAATGCTCTAGCAGACAAAGTGCAAGAACATGAACAGACCATAGATGTATTGATCAAAGGGCTCAACGCTGCCAATGCAGCCAATATGCGATTGATGGAACAGGGACTTCAGAATCTGTCTAATCAGTTTACTTCAACAGGACAACACTAAAATGCCAAAACCCTCAGTGACACTTAGAAACACCAAAGGTTCTGCTCTTTCATACACAGAACTGGACACTAATTTTACCAACCTCAAAGACGCCACTGTGAGCCTAACTGCTGGTTCTGGTGGCACTGAAGTCACAGCAGATCTCAATGGCAATATCACACTGATAGCAGGTTCAAATGTTACTATCACAGGCAATAACTCTACTAAACAGATAACCATTGCCAGCACAGGTGGAGGCAGTAGTCTTAACACTGATACTATCACTGTGGGAGAAACAGACACAGATACAGTGACCATAACTGCACAGACCAGCCAAGATAAGGCCATAATATTAAAAGCGGCTTATCCCAGTTCACCTGCATTGGCCAATTATATCAAGATCAATTCTCCAGGTGCAATAGAACTAAGAAGTGCTGGAACCACAATAGGCAATGGCACAGGCAACAGCGGTATCAATTTCACAGACAATAATTGGAATGTGGGTTCTGTGGTAGTCAAATCATCAGGACAATTGGCGTTACAGGATAGTTCAAGTAATTTCACTAATCTCACATTAACGGCCAATGAAGTATCAGTTAAAGGCCCGTTTAAACTAGAACAATACACTACCACACAGCGTAATGCACTCACAGCAGCCAATGGTCATATGATCTACAATACCACAGTCAACAAGTTCCAAGGCTATGCCAATGGTGTGTGGGTTGACCTACATTGACATTTTTACTGGTTTTTTTAGGTTTTTTTAAGTTTCCTGTTAAATAAGTTCAGTGGTAGATTCCACAACAGACAACACCATGAGTTGTCTGTAGACAACTCATATTTTTCAAGGAGACAACAATGAGCGCAGCCTCAAATTATCTAGAGAATAAAATTCTAGACCATGTATTAACCGCATCAGCATTCACACAACCAAGTCGTTACATCGCTTTGTTCACTCAATCACCAGGTGAATCAGGTAGTTTCACTTACGAAATTTCTACTTCTGGCACAGCCTATGCTCGCCAAGCAGTGACTTTCGCGGCAGCATCCAGTGGATCTAGTGCTACCAACGCAACTGTAACATTCCCAACTGCAACTGCAAACTGGGGCACAATCACTCATGTGGCAGTGGTAGACGGTGATACAGAAGGTGCTGGTAATGTGCTATTTTATGGCGCAGTAACTACATCTAAGACCATTGAAACTGGAGATACTTTTCAGATTTCCAGCGGTAACTTGACAATTAGCCTAGACTAATAGGCATTGCATAGCCAAAGGAGGGTTCGCCCTCCTTTCAGGCTGAATACACCCAGTATTGAAGACTTGGACTCCTTCAATATTGTAGAACAATAACAAGTGGAGCAAGTCACATGGCAACAATTTACACAAGAGCAGGCAAAGGCAGTGCTTTGTCCTGGACAGAAGGTGATGCTAATATCACCAACCTTAACAATGAACTAGTCACAAAAGTAGCCAGTGTTAGTGCTGGCACAGGTATTTCAGTTGGAGGCACCAGCACAGCACCTTCAGTGGAATTGGCCAATACTGCTGTGACAGCAGGCTCATATACTAACCCTTCATCAATTACAGTAGATGCACAGGGCAGATTAACTTCTGCAACTTCTGGCTCTACTCCTATGATTTCATTTAATGTTGTGGGCGATACTGGCACACAAACTATTTTAAATGGTCAAACATTAACCATTTCAGGTGGCACTGGTCTAAGTTCAGTAGCATCATTAACAGATACAGTTACTGTTAATCTAGACAACACCGCAGTCACAGCAGGCTCATATACCAATGCGTCAATTACAGTAGATGCACAAGGTCGTTTAACTGCTGCCAGTTCAGGCACAGCACTAGTGACATCTGTAAGTGGTGGCACAGGCATTTCAGTTACTGGAACTACAACACCTTCAGTGGCATTGGCCAATACTGCTGTTACACCAGGGTCATATACTTTAGCAAGCATTACTGTAGATGCACAGGGTCGCATTACCAGTGCTAGTAATGGCACATCAAGTGGTGTTACTTCAGTTTCAGGCACATCAGGAAGAATAACATCCAGTGGCGGCGCAACACCAACAATAGATCTAGCCAGTGGTGTTATTACACCTGGCACTTTTGCAGGTCGTGTGACCATTGACACCTATGGTCGTGTTACGGCAGCAGATGCCACAGTTGATGGAACCAATGAAGTAGGATTTAGAGTTATCCCTTCAGCAGGTTCAGAAAAGACTTCAAGTTATACACTCAGCGTCAATGACAGGGGTGAATATGTGCAGGTAGGTAGTGGTGGATCAATTACAGTTCCAAACTCAACATTTGCCGCAGGCGATGTTGTAGTCATCTACAACAATCACACAGCCGCTATCACAATTACGCTGTCAACTACCAATGCCTACATAGCAGGCACAAACACCAACAAGACTTCAGTGAGTTTGGCCACTAGAGGTGTTTGCAATGTATTGTTTATATCAGCGACAGTGGCAATCTTAACAGGGAATATTACATAATGGCAGGCGTTTTATGTTCAATGCTAGGTGCTGTGCCTCCAAGCCCAGTTGGCGGAACCAGTATCTATTTTGATGGCAGCGGCGATTACATTTCTGCTAGAGGAATGGGAGCCCATACTGGTTATCCAATGACCATTGAAATGTGGATATATCCTGCATCAACTACAATTAATGGACTTTTTGACAGTGCTCCAAACACCGCAGGTGGTATTAGAAATTGGGGAGCCAATGTTGCGGCAGTTCAAGGCCAAGAAGGCACAGGTGCCACTTTTACTGTTTCTGCCAATGTTTGGCAACACATTGCCTTTGTTTATGATGATGGCAGTATTAAGGTCTATGTAAATGGAACACTTAACGCATCAGGAACTTTTTCAACTGCTGGATTTAGTTGGGCATATTTTGGACATGAAGCAACCAATAATGGAACTATGAATTTTGGCACAATTAACAATGGATTAACATCCTATAATGGTTATATGGATGAAATTCGTGTTTCTAATGTTGTTAGATACAGCAGTAATTTTACAGCCCCTACTACTAGATTTACAGATGATGCTAATACAGTGGTATTGATACACGGCACTGGCACAAATGGATCTACTACATTTACAGATGATAAAACTGCTTCAAGAACAGCCAGTTGGATGGCTGCCGCAGGCAATGCACAAATTTCTACTGCACAATCAAAATTTGGAGGTTCCAGTGCTTTGTTTGATGGGACCAGAGATAGTATATTTGTTGCATCTAATGTAGGACCCAGTGGCGTTCCTATTGCCTTAGGCACAGGACAATTTACCATTGAATGTTGGGTTAGATTTAATACTTTGGCAGGAACTAACCAGTTCAGTGGTGGTATTATACACAGTCTTAATTATTGGACACTTTATGTCTATAATAATAAATTTTACTTTGGTAGACCAGGTGTTGCTAATGATTTAATACAAAGCACAAGCATAGTTACAAATACTTGGTATCATGTGGCTGTTACAAGAAACAGTTCAAATACTATTAATCTTTGGGTTGATGGAGTCAGTCGCGCCAGTGCAAGTAATTTTACTAGTAATTTTTTAGCAGACCTGCAGTTTATAGGTTTCACGCATTCAGTTTATACTGTTATGAATGGTTATATAGATGAATTGCGTATTAGTAAAACTGCTAGATATACAGCAGGCTTTACACCTAGTGCCAGTGCATTTACTTCAGATGCCAATACTTTATTGTTGTGTCATTTTGATGGTAGCAATGGCAGTAAATCAATCGTTGATGATGCAAGACCTGCTAATACAAAAACCTGTGTGGCCGTAGGCAATGTGGCAATTTCTGATGCACAGTCCAAATTTACAAGTAGTCCAAGAACAGCAAAAACTATTACTGCTTCTGGCAATGCACAGGTATCTACTGCACAATCAAAATTTGGTGGAGCCAGTGCTTTGTTTGATGGCAATGGGGATCTAATCTCCACAGTTACATCTAGTGATTTTTCTTTTGGCACTGGTGATTTTACTATTGAATTATGGGTATATGCCACTGCATCTCCAGCAACTGGTTGGACCCCAATAATTACCTTAGGTTCTAGTGGTGGAGGTAAAGAAATTAGAATAGGTCAAAATATGGCAGGCTCTGGGTATGGGTTTTTAATGCCTAATGCTACTAATACCAGTGATTTATCCTATGCTGTAGGAACATTAAGTTTAAATAGTTGGCAACATTTAGCATTAGTTAGAGATGGATCTAATTTAAAATTATATAATAATGGCACACAGGTTCAGTCACAGGGATGTGGATTTAATTTTACAGATACTGGTGGTATTAAAATAGCATATGGAGTTTATTCAGGAGATGGATATTATACTGGATATGTTGATGAAGTCCGTGTCTCAAACAAAGCCCGTTATACTACTAATTTTACAGCACCAACAGCGGCATTTACCAATGATGCAAATACCTTGATGTTGTTGCATTGCGATGGTGCCAATGCCTCAACAACATTCACTGATGATACAGCATAAGGAGCGGCAATGACAAGACAAGTGACTGATCAACTGTATATTGAAATAGGATATCATACTCCTGAAGAGTATTATGTCTATAATGCCAATGCTGAACTAGCAGTTGCCAGTGCAGGCACTTTGAGTTGTAATGCTGGCAAAGTCATAGATGCACAGTCTGCATTAACTGTGACAGTGACAGAAACTGCGGCTGTGACCAAAGTAATAGAATTTGCCTGTGACTTTGGTGCATTGTTTGCACCTTCAATGACTGCAGAAGCATTAAAGAATCATACTGCGGTATTAGACACAGTGGTTTCTATGTCTGTAAATGCTGTGGCTAATAAGTCTGCAACCATCACACTTGATAATATCATAAACCAAAGCAGTCAGGCTGTAAAAACCACAGATGTTACATCAACTCAAAGTGCAACCTTAACACAGACCACAACGGCAACATCTTTAAAACTTACAGAATCAAATCTTTCTAGTTCACTTACAATTAGTGTTACTGGAGTTAGAGTAAAAACTGCACCAGCATCTTTATCCACTGTTTCTACAATCTCTGCAAGAGGATTTAAATCTTACGAGTTTCCTTGGTTGTTAAAAACTACCAATGGTAGTTTAAATTTAAACACTACTACAAAACAATTTGGTCTAGCCAGTTTAGATGGCGCCAGTGTAGGCGGAGCAAGTTTAATTTATTCAGCCACAGATGATATTCCTAATGATCAAGGATTTGCTGTGGATTTTTGGTATAGACAACCTTCCAGCACAGGCAACAATCTTGCTCAATTAATTGTTTCAAATGAAACTGGATCCCCGCCTACCAATCAATTTAGTATGGGTGTTTCTGGTTCAAGTGCGTTTTTCAATTATAGATTAAGCAACGGCACTGATAGAAGTATCACCAGTGCTACTAATAGCATAGTGTTTGGCAATTGGTATTACCTAGCATTTGTCTATGACAGTTCATTAGATCAAGCAGAAATATGGATTAATGGAACTAGAGTTATTACAGACACTAATCGTATTTTTGCAGCCACCTCAGGTAAAAAACAATTTAGCATTGGCATAGGACCAAATGCACTGATAGATGAAGTTCGTGTTTCATATGGTGCACCTAGTAGCATAGGTTCATTTAGTTCTGTGCCTAGCAGTGCTTACCCTTACAATACTGAAACTACTAGATTCCTAGCACATTTTGATAATAATTTTAATGCAGATTTTACAGTATTAGCAACTACACAGGCCGCATTGTCTGCAGTCAATCAGATCAATATTTCAGCAGTTAAATCTACAGGAATATCAGCATCGTTGTCCAGTGCATTTACACAGACCACAGCAGTAACTTCTGTAATAGATGCTGTCAGCAATCAGCAATCAACAGTTACTCAAAACACTGACATTGATAGAATTAGATATGGTCTCAGTGATCTTTCTGTGGCAGCCACAGAATCAGTAATCATAGGCACTGTCAAACAGTTCAGCGTGGCAGTCAGTGGAGCATTACAATCTACAGTAGATGCTGATGCAACTCTAAGACCATTGGTCTATTTAGAATCACAGGCAGTAATTTCAGTGACTGCAGAAAAGATCACAGATGTTGTTTCTGCACACACAGTGGTCAGCACACAGACAGCCAGCATACTTTATACTGCCAATGCTCAAAGTTCACAGACTGTGGCAGTATCACAGACTGTTGATAACAGTCGTGTTAGATATGCACTAGCAGATTTCAATGCCACTGCCGCAGTGGCCGCAACAGGCAACAAGATACCTCCATTCAGTAGCAACATGACTGTGACTGCTGGTATCACTGCAGAAGCCACTAAATTCAAACGCACAGACAGTCAGTTATCTGTGACTGTGACTGCGAATATAGATGCTGTGAAGACTGTGTCTGTGAGATCAGCATTGGCCACAGCCAGCACACAGAGCACAGAATCAATCAGAGTAAGATTTGCCAATAGTCAATTAACTTCAGCATTTGCACAAACTACTGCGGCAGTCAAGTCCGTGTCCACAGGTATGTCACAATCTGTGACTGTAGAACAGACTGCTCTAGCAGTGAAAACTGTAGATGCAGACATAGACAACCTAGTGGCATTTGGATCCAGCATAGATGCTGATCTAACTGCTCGCCCATTGGTCTACTTGGAAACACAGGCTGTGTTGACTGCCATAATTGGATCTATCAAAGATACCAGAGTTGGTCCAGATATCAAGGGCATTGAATTCAACAACAGCAGCCAAACAGGCAGTGAAGACCTAGGTGATAATTGGCTGTATATTAGAGATCAGAAATTTGTTCTTGACACAGCCAGCACAGACACATTCTTGATAGCATTCTGGGCCAAAGATCCATTAGGTGTAATTTTAACCACAGGTATAGATTTTTCTCAGAATGGCGGTTATTTCAAATTCACTGCCAACAGTTTGATATTTGAAGGACTGAGAGGCACAGGTTTTGGGCAGACCAATGATAGGTATGCTCAGACTTGGTCAGGACTGACTACCACAGGTTGGCATCACTATGTGATCTATCAAACGGCCGCAATGTCTACTGCTAGATTATACATTGATGGTGAGGCACAGGCTGTGCCTTCTGTGATCAACACAGATGATGGAAATTCACCTACATTCTCAGCCACCAAAGCCATTGGCCTATACAGACCCAATAACCCCTCAGGACAATTTGTATTAAGATGGTGCCTAGGAGAAAGAATTATCAATTGGTATGATTCAGTTAATGATCTAACCAATGTATTCAAATCATCAGAAAGTTTCCAAGGCAGCGTCTATCAATTTGTGGCTTATTTTGATTCAGGCACACCTAATGGTCTAGATCAGCGTGTGATCAATAAGATCTATAGCCCTGTGACTAGAAACCTTGGCACATCAGGCACTGACACAGGACTAGCACAGCCAAGACTATATCTAAGACTCTTAGACTACACTGACATAGAAAACCGTGGCAGTTTAACATTAGAAAACACAGTAACTAATATTCCAGATTGGTATACAATCACTGATCTAGATGTCTTAGACAATCTCAATCAAAGTTATATACAGGCCAGTGACTACACAGAATCTATAGCCAACAATGCCAGTGATCTAGAACCTGGACTGCTGATAGAAAGTGATTTGGTAGCCTCCTTTATAGGTGTGTTCTTATTTGCTGTGAATTTATCCACTGTGTCTGCACAAACTGTGTCTGTGCAAAGACTCAGAGGCACCCTAGTAGATTTGCCAATCACTGCGACAATGACCACAGCAGTGACAGTGACTGCAGGTGCAGTTGTGGATCAATCTGTGACTGTGACAATGAGCACCACAGTGAGCAAATTCACAGGCTACGCCTCCACACAGGCTGTGCAGTTTACACAGGCCACAATAATTGGTCTGCTTGAACAAGGCCAAATTGCTTTATCAGATCAATTTGATTTTGTCTGTGACTTTAATGCACTAGCACCAATTCGTGCAGAAGCAGATCTCAGTGTCACTGCTCAATTGGTCTGTGATCCTAGCAGTTTCACTGACATGATCAGTTTACAGGTCAGTGCTGCCTCATTGACTGCGGCAGTCACAGTAATACCTCCAATTAGAACCAGTGCTAATCTCACAGCCACAGCCACAATGTCTGTGACCATAGGCAGTATTGAACAGTTTGCAGTATTGACACAGAGCATGGGCACTATGACTGTGCAGCCAGTGTTTACTGCAAGACCACAGAGTCAATTGACCAGCACAGCCACAGTGGCATCTACAGCAACAAAACGCACAGGTATTGTGGCCAATTTAACAGTAAGTGGCTTTCAATTAACACAGGGTGATGTCATTAACATAGATCCGTTCTTGACATTGGTAATACCAAGAGAAACTGGCATACTAAAAGTCAAGTCAGAAACAAGGATCTTAGAAATCACAGAAGAAACCAGATCATTAATCGTAGAAGGATGGGAATAATATGTCAACAATAACAGGATACAAACAGGACACACAGGGTGCTTGGATACCCAAAGACCCTGAAGCAAGATTGGTCTATACCATGGACTGGTCAGAATGGCTAGCCATTGGTCAGACCATTACAGCAGTCACTTACACGCACAACTCCAGAGCCAATGATGCTGATCCAATCATCATACACAGTTCAGGCATAAGTGCAGGCAACATGACCTATGCAGAGATCAGTGGCGGCACAGAGGGCAAGACCTATGTAATCACAGCAGCCATAACCACTGACAATGCCAAATTAGATCGCAGATCATTTAAGATACAGGTCCAAAAACGCTACGCATCAGTGTAATTTGGATTGGTAAAAAGAACATTGACAAACCCTCTCTGTGATGCTATTATAACAACATAGCAACCACACACAAGGGATTCAAAATGACAACCAAATTAAGCAAATATGTCCAATCTAAATTGGATGAAGACCAAATTACCTACATCATGGCAGGTGAACGCAAGAGTCATGAACTATCAACAATGGTCAGCGAAGGTATAGGCATTGGTAAGCATATCAAAGTTCAAGCCAAAAGACAAATACTAATTGAAGGTCCTCCAGGTGTTGGTAAAAGTCATACTACCAGACAGACCTGTATCCAAAATGGTATTCAACCAGTAGAAATTGGCACGGGTGCAACAGCAAGTTATATCGCTGGTAAACTTGCCTATGCTGAATATTGGACTCCACCAGGTCAAGAAATTGTCTGCATTTATGACGATGCTGATGATGTGGTTTTTGATAAAACTTCAATTAATTCAAGCAAACTGATGTTTACAGATGAATCAATGGAACCTCGTTTTATTCACAATGTTAATTTGACCAAAGAACTTAAAAGTCTTGAAAATTCAGGAAAAGTTCGTATTGTAGAAGCAATGAAATCTTTTATGGGTGAAGACGAAACAGGTATCAATATTCCATTAGATCGATTCCGCTTTATTGTGCTAACCAATGAAGACTGGGAAAGAAAAGCAGAAAGAGAAAGATACAAGTATCTAGCACCTGTTGTTGATCGTTTTAACTACAATAGACTTGATTATAATTGGACCACAGCCTGGGGATGGTTAAGTCATGTGTTGCTTAACAGTCAACCTTTCGCTAACAAAGGCTTTGATCTCACAGAAGAACAAAAAGTTGAAATCATCAATTGGTTATACACACGCTGGGATAAAATGGGTAATAAACAGACCTATAGAACAGTTCGTGAAATGGCTGAATACATTATCAATGAACCTGACAATTATCTAAATCGTTGGAAGAAATTTATTAGGACTGAAAATGCCAAATAAACTCATTGACATTGAAAATGAATTTGAAGATATCCAAGACTTCTTTGATGAGAAAGCCATTGCAACTAGAACAGCAGTTAAAAATAGAGATTATAAGACTTGGTATGCTGCCAATTCAGAAAGATTAAATGATCTTGAGTATGTTAAAAAATTATCTGAATCTATTTCAACTTTTTATAAAGATAATCCTAATTTTCAGAAAGAAAAAGTAAATTCTAAAAAATGGAAAGAAGCACATAAAGAAGGTGTTAAAAACTATATCAATGGTCCAGACTATGTTCATCCTAAAGGAATGTTAGGTAAAATTCGATCAGAAGAATCTAAAAAGAAAGCATCTGAAAAACTTAAAGGTCAAGTAAAACCCTTAGAAGGTAATAAAAAAATCAGTGAACAACGATTAGGTAAAAAGCCAAAACATGAAAGCATTGAAAAAATGCGACAAAAACTTTTAGGTAGAGAAACTGGAAGAAGTCGCCAAGTGCAAACACCATCAGGAGTCTTTAACAAATTAAAAGATGCCGCAGATCACTATGGTGTTTCTACTGGTTCTATTAAAAATTTTATTGCAGGTCAAAATGTTAAAGAATGGTTTAAACCTCATTTAGAATCTAAGGGCGTTATGTTTAATGATTTAAAACCACTAGGATTTAGTTGGTTAGGAGATGTTCAAAAAGAATTAGGAGCAAAAAAAGTTCAAACTCCTGATGGTATATTTGACAATGTTGTCCTAGCCAGTATATTTTATAAAATTACTCCAACGGCTATTAGGTTTAGAATTAAAGCACAACCTAACAAATACTTTTACATACAATAACTCATAAAGCCCCAAATAAACTGGGGCTTTTTCTTATCCTGCTTAAATATAAGCATGGAAGACCAAACTAATATTCCCTCCTCTGAAGAACCAAATCTACCCTCAGAACAGCCAGAACAAGATCTAGACAAATACCCTCGTTGGGAATACCCAGAACGCAGGGATCCTAAATGGGGTGAAGTCACTAAAAAAGGTCTGATTATAGGCCGTGGTGCTAGACAAAAAATAGTGCCCCCAGATGAAGTCTACAAATTAGCCACTATGGGCTGTCCTGATCGTGAGATTGCAGAGTGGTTTGATGTATCAGAAAGCACACTTCGCTACAATTTTAGTTCCTATCTTACAAAAGCCAGAGCACAACTAAAACAGCGTTTAAGACAAGCACAGTTAAGAGTGGCCTTTGAAGGCAATCCTACTATGCTAATTTGGATGGGTCGTCAAATATTGGGCCAAAGTGATCAGCCTATGAACAATGATGATGACAAGCCCTTACCGTGGAGTGATAATGCTACTGCATCCCAATCAGCAGAAGATCAGTGATGATCCACATCGTTGGCGTGTGTTGGTAGCAGGTCGTAGATTTGGCAAATCATTTCTAGCCATGAATGAAGTGGCTAAAATTGCTAGACACCCCAACAAGCGTATATTCTTGATCTATCCTACTTATAGACAGGCCAAACAGGTCATATGGGATGAGTTTAGAACAAGACTCTATGAAAAGCGTTGGTTAAAAAAGGTCAATGAAACTGATCTAACTTTTGTCTTAAAGAACAACACCAAGATCAGTCTTAGAGGTGCTGACAATGAAGACAGCCTTCGTGGTATCAGTCTTGATTATGCAGTATTTGATGAATTTGCCATGATATCAGAATCAGCATGGACTGATGTTATTCGTCCTGCACTCAGTGATCGCCAGGGTGGCGCATTGTTTATTACCACTCCTATGGGTCAAAGCAACTGGGCCTATGATCTGTATCAGCGTGGTCAGGACCCTACAGAAACACAATGGCAGAGTTGGCAGATGCGAACCATAGATGGTGGCCGTGTAACAGAAGAAGAAATAGCACAGGCCCAGCGTGATCTTGATGCTAGAAGTTATGAGCAAGAATACCTAGCCACATTTGTAACTTACTCAAATCGTGTGCATTATTCATTTGATCGTGAACACAATATCAAAGTCTATCAAGGAGAGATCCCCAATCTACTCTATGTGGGTCTTGATTTTAATGTGGGAATGATGAGTGCCACTGTGTTTGTTAGACAAGGAGACATAATCCATGCCATTGACGAAATCGCCCTTTACAGTTCCAATACTTTTGAAGTCTGCGATGAACTTAAAAGTAGATACCCAGATAAAAGAATCTGGGTCTACCCTGACCCATCAGGTGCGGCTCGCCGCTCTTCTGCAGCCACAGGTCAAACAGATCACACCATCCTCAGAAACGCAGGGTTCATAGTAAAGGCTCCAAATTCGCATAATCCAATACGGGATGGAATCAATGCTGTAAATAGTAAGTTGTGCTCAGCGTCAGGATCTAGAACCATGTTCTTTGATCCCAAATGCAAAAAGAGCATTGAGTCAATGGAAAAACATACCTATAAAATGAATAGCAGTATACCAGATAAGGAAACAGGATTTGATCACTTTTCAGATGCTATCCGTTATTTTGTAGACTATGAATTCCCAGTCACCAGAGAAAGAACACCTGATCCTTATGCGCCTAAACGCTGGCAGCATAAGATCGCCGCATAAGGAACATAAAAATGAATCAAACATTATTAGAACAATACATGGCAGTGGTTTCAACCAACAACCTCTACCAACGCAATCAAGCACAGTGGGAATACCTGCTAGAATCATATATGGGTGGCATTGAATACAAGAGAACAGGCTATCTAACCAGATATGTCAATGAAACTGCCAATGAATACACAGCCAGAGTTACCAGCACACACTTAGAGAATCACTGCAAGTCAGTGGTTTCTACTTATGTTTCATTCCTATTCCGTGAAGAACCAGACAGAGACTTTGCGTCAATTGAATATGATCCCATGCTCAAAGACTTTCTAGAAGATGCAGACATGGATGGTAGAAGTTTTGATAACTTTATGAAAGAAGTTTCTGTATGGAATTCAGTGTTTGGCTTGGTATGGGTCATGGTAGTCAAGCCTAACATGGGTGCAGTCACTCTAGGTGAAGAACAGCAAATGGGTGCTAGACCCTATGTGAGTCTATTGACACCCCTGGCAGTTATGGATTGGCGTTGGCAGCGTGAGCCTAATGGCAGATACAAATTAGAATATTTGAAGTATGCTGAAGAAGCCAATGATTCATTCTCCACCATAAAAGAGTGGACTGAAGTAGACATCAAAACCACAGTGGTCAATCATAAAAATAAAGAAGTCACTGAACAAATGATAGAAGTCAACGGCTTAGGCAAGATCCCTGCTGTTATGGCCTATAATCATAGAAGCCCTGTTAGAGGTCTAGGTGTTAGTGATATTGCGGACATTGCTGATGCACAGAAGTTTATCTACAACATGACTTCAGAAGTAGAACAATCAGTGCGTATCAATGGACATCCTGCATTGGTTAAAACTGCAGGCACTGAAGCATCAGCAGGAGCAGGTGCTATCATACAGATGGAAGACAATCTAGATCCAGGACTAAAACCATTTGTATTGTCAGTGAGCACAGATACTAATTCAATCTATGCTGCCATGAAACATACTGCAGAAGCCATAGATAAAATGGCCAACACAGGTTCTATTAGAAGCACAGAAGCGGCTCGTATGAGTGGTGTTGCACAGGAACAGGAGTTCCAGTTATTGAATGCCAAACTCAGTGAAAAAGCAGACAACCTAGAACTAGCAGAAGAACACATCTGGGAATTGTTTGCAGAGTATCAAGGCAAGGTATGGGATGGTGAAATTGAATATCCAGGATCATTCAACATTCGTGATACTTCAATGGAGATTGATCGCTTGGTCAAAGCACGTCAAGCAGCCACTGATCCTAGAGTCCTGCAGGTTATTGATCATGAACTACTAGAGTTATTGGGTGAAGATGCTGACATGATCCGTGAAGAAGTCAATCCAGCATTGGTGCCAGCACAGCCACCCTTTGACATTCATGTTATGGTCAATCCAGAAACAGGTGAAGAATTCTATGCCCGCACTGAAGCAGAACACCTACGCTATGCTGAAATGGGCTATGTTCACAAGGATGAAGATTGAAACTAAAGTCTAGTGAGATCAAGACATATAGATCCCAGCAATTGGGTCTACAGTT